CAATCACTTGATCGAACTAGGCGATTTGGCTGTTCGGTTGGACTGAGCCCTGCTGTGGGCTTGAGGTTTTACGGAATGCAGGGATGTGTTGGAACACTATGACGGATTTGATGCCATTGCTGAGGCGTGGCGCGAGGGGCTCACCCCCGACCCACTGCTGACTGTGTCTGAATGGGCCGACCAGTACCGAGTGCTCTCGGGGAAGTCGGCCTCGGAGCCTGGCAAGTGGCGAACCAATCGCACGCCGTATCTCAAGGAGATCATGGACTGCCTCTCCCCGACGTCTCCCATCGAGCGTGTGGTGTTCATGAAGGGTGCACAGGTCGGTGGCACTGAGTGCGGCAACAACTGGATTGGTTATGTGATCCATCTGGCCCCTGGCCCCATGATGGCTGTTGCGCCGACGGTCGAGATGGCCAAGCGCAACTCTAAGCAGCGGATTGATCCCCTTATTGAAGAAAGTCCGACGCTGTCGAGTTTGATCGCACCAGCACGGGCACGTGACTCAGGCAACACCATCCTGGGCAAAGAGTTCCGTGGTGGCGTGCTGGTGATGACGGGCGCAAATAGCGCCGTGGGTCTGCGCTCGATGCCGGTGCGCTATTTGTTTTTGGATGAGGTTGATGGCTACCCGGGTGACGTTGAAGGAGAAGGCGATGCGATTGCACTGGCTGAGGCTCGAACCCGAACCTTTGCACGCAGAAAAATTTTCATTGTCTCGACGCCAACAATTTCTGGATCGTCGCGCATCGAGCGCGAGTACGAGCAAACAGACCAGCGACAGTTCATGGTCCCGTGCCCGCACTGCGAGCACGAACAAGTCCTGACCTTCGAACAACTGATCTGGGAAAAAGGACTGCCCGAGACGGCGCACTACAAGTGCGAGTCGTGCGAGCAGCCCATTTACGAATACCAAAAGACCGAGATGCTCGAACGGGGACGGTGGCAGTCATCGATTTCGGATTACGTGGGCAAAACGGTGGGGTTTCACCTCTCCAGTCTGTACAGCCCAGTTGGTTGGCGCAGTTGGGCCGACATCGCTGCAGCATGGGAAGCAGCACAAGGATCTGCAACTGCCTTGAAAGCATTTAAAAACACAGAGCTGGGCGAGACCTGGGTCGAGCAAGGTGAAACCCCCGAGTGGGAGCGCTTGCTCGAGCGCCGTGAAGACTATTCAATCGGCACTGTGCCAATTGGGGCGGCTTTGCTTTGCGCTGGGGTGGACGTTCAGAAGGACCGCATTGAGGTCTCGGTCTGGGCATTCGGTCGGGGCAAAGAGGCCTGGCTGGTGGAGCATCGTGTGCTCGCTGGCGACACCTCCCGCGATACGGTCTGGCAAAGACTGCGTGAAATGATCGATGAGTCCTGGACACATGCGTCGGGGGTGCAGTTGCGCCTGAGTCGCATCGGCCTGGACACAGGATATGCCACACAAGAGGCCTATGCCTTCGTGCGCAAGTTACGTGACTCCCGGCTGCTGCCAATGAAAGGCGTGGCTCGTGGTGCTGCGTTGGTCGGATTGCCGACCGCTGTGGACCTGACCGTGGGCGGCAAGAAGCTGCGCCGGGGTGTTCGGGTCTATTCGGTGGTGGGTGGCATTGCCAAGCTGGAGTTCTATAACCACCTGCGCAAGACCATGGAAGTGACCGAGGACGGCGAAATCCTCTATCCAGCTGGATACATCCATTTGCCCAAGGTCGATGCCGAATTCGTGCAGCAGTTGTGCTCTGAGCAGTTGGTCACGCGTCGGGATCGCAATGGCTATCCGGTGCGCGAGTGGCAAAAGATTCGGGAGCGCAACGAAGCGCTTGATTGCTACGTCTATGCGCGGGCGGCTGCCAGCCTGGCTGGTCTTGACCGGTATGAGGAGCGTCACTGGCGCGAATTGGAAAAACCGTTAGGCGTGGCAGGACCACCTGAAGACGCCCAATCAACCAAGCAAGAAGCCACCCTCAGCGGTGGCTTCGTTGTTTCTAAAGGACCACAACGCGGCAGGCGCTTGATTCGCAGCCGGTGGATGAACTGATGACGACCTATACCCTTGAACATGCCCAAGCACTGCGAGAGGCCATTGCCAGTGGTGAGCATCGGGTGACCTACGACGGCAAGACCATCGAGTACCGCACGGTCTCCGATCTCAAGCTGGCCTTGGCCGAAGTGGAGGCAGCGCTGGCATCCGACAGTGGCAAAACCAAGACCCGGCAAATCCGGGTCACCACATCCAAAGGGTTCTGAGATGGCCTTTTGGAAAAAACTCACGGCCTATGTGGGCTGGAATTCCGTTCACGAGGCTGCTGGCTCAGGTCGCAGGTCTCGTGTTTGGAAACCTGGTGATCCGGGAGCTGTCTCGGCGATGCTGGCCACGGGCAACCAACTGCGGGTCAAGTCTCGGGATCTGGTGCGCAGAAACGCTTGGGCGGCCAACGCGGTCGACAGCTTTGTTTCCAATGCCATCGGCACGGGGATCAAGCCGCAATCCTTGGTGGATGACCCCAAGTTCCGGGAGAAGGTTCATGCGCTGTGGTGGCAGTGGGTGGAAGAGGCAGACAGCAACAACCTCACCGATTTCTACGGCCTGCAGTCACTTGCTTGCCGGGCGATGGTCGAGGGCGGCGAATGCCTGATCCGCATCCGCAATCGGCGGCAAGAGGATGGCCTGAGTGTGCCGATCCAGTTGCAGATTCTGGAGCCCGAGCACCTGCCCTTGAGCCTGAACACGATCAGTGCATCAGGCAATCAAATCCGTAGCGGCATCGAGTTTGATGCCCTTGGGCGTCGGGTTGCCTACCACTTGTACCGTGAGCATCCGGGTGACCCGAGCATGACGGTCAATGGCAACGACCTGGTGCCGGTCCCAGCTGAGGAGATCGTCCACCTGTTTCGCCCCCTGCGACCTGGACAGATTCGCGGCGAGCCCTGGCTGTCGCGGGCCTTGGTCAAGCTCAATGAGCTCGACCAGTACGACGACGCAGAGTTGGTTCGTAAAAAGACGGCGGCCATGTTCGCGGGCTTCATCACGCGTCAATCACCCGAAGACCAATTGCTGGGCGAAGGCGACGCTGATGAACTGGGCGTAGCCATGACGGGATTAGAGCCGGGTACCTTGCAAGTTCTGGAGCCCGGTGAGGACGTGAAGTTCTCCGATCCGGCGGATGTCGGTGGCTCCTATGCGGAGTTCCTGCGGGTGCAGTTTCGCGCAGTCGCTGTGGCCATGGGCGTCACCTACGAACAGTTGACCGGTGATCTGTCGGGCGTGAACTACTCGTCGATCCGTGCCGGTCTCCTGGAGTTCCGTCGCCGATGTGAAACCATCCAGCATGGCGTGATCGTGCATCAGATGTGCCGCCCGATCTGGCGTGCATGGATGGATGCCGCAGTGCTCAGTGGCGCACTGACTGCGCAGGGGTATGCCAAGAGCCGTCAATCCGCCAGAGCATGGCAGGCGGCGAAATGGATCCCGCAAGGCTGGCAGTGGGTGGATCCCGAGAAGGAGTTCAAAGCCCTGCAGCTGGCCATTCGCTCCGGATTGATGAGCCGCTCTGAGGCCATCTCTTCCTTTGGCTACGACGCGGAAACGATCGACAAAGAGATCGCGGCAGATAACGCACGAGCTGATGCTCTGGGGCTCGTTTTGGATACGGACCCCAGACAAGTGGCCCGCAATGGTGCGACCAACTCGGCTGCTCCCTCGCTCCCACCTGACTCACCAAGCGCGTCCTTGGTGGATCAGCAAACCTGAAACCAGAGGACTTATGAACCACATCTCGTCGATGCCACATTTGGCATCGCGAATCTTTGGCACGCCCCTACTGATCCACCCCAGAAAACTGGATGTGATTCTCTCGGTGCTTGGCCCCCGTTTGGGAGTGGCCATGTCAGATGATTCGCAACAACTCATAAAGCACTTGGCTGCGCAGGCCCCGCCTGCCAGTCCAACCTCGTTGACATCGAACATCGCAGTCATCAGCGTGTCCGGGACATTGGTGCGGCGAGCGGCAGCAGTCGATGCAGCCTCAGGCCTGACCAGTTACGCAGCCATCAGCGCGCAGCTTGCGCAGGCCGTGCGTGACCCAGCGGTCAATGCGATCTTGCTGGACATCGATTCACCAGGCGGTGAGGCTGGTGGTGCGTTTGATCTGGCAGACCAGATCGTGGCGGCCCGTCAGATCAAGCCCATCTGGGCCGTTGCCAACGATGACGCGTTCTCGGCGGCGTATGCCATCGCCAGCGCGGCCACGCGGGTCTATGTCACTCGAACCGGTGGTGTGGGCTCTGTTGGCGTGATCGCACTGCATGTGGATCAGTCCCAGCGGGACGCCATGAGCGGGCTTCGCTACACGGCGGTGTATGCCGGGGACCGCAAGAACGACATGTCGCCCCATGCGCCTTTGTCCACCGATGCGGCGCAAGCCCTGCAGGCCGAAGTGGACCGGCTGTATGGCCTGTTCGTGTCGACGGTCGCAGTCAACCGAAACCTCTCAGCGCAAGACGTTCAAGACACCGAAGCCGGGCTGTATTTCGCACAAGACGCGATCGATGCCGGTCTGGCCGATGTGGTCGGGACGCTTGACGACGCACTGATCGCTCTGAGTGAAGAGCTCCAAATGAAAACGACATCCATCGCGCGAATTCAAGGTTCGGGCCGCGAGATGGGGATCTCCACGCCCGGGCCGTCCATGAAAAGGAGCGTTTGCATGCAAAACGATGCAACCCAAACTGCCGATGGGCAGACCAACCAAGAAGAGCAACACCAACCAGCCGACCAGACAGGTACTGGGCCTGCACAAAGCGGCGATGCCACGCAAGGCGCGGGTGATCAATCTGGTGCACAGGTGCAAACCAGTGCCGTAGCCCAAGGCCACGACATCAAGGCGGCCAGTGCCCAGGTACTTGCCATTGCCGAGATGTGTCTTCTGGCGGGCAAGTCCGAGATGACGGCGGCACTGATCGAGCGTGGTGTCTCGGTTGACCAGGCACGCAAGGAGCTGTTGGCGGCCAAGGCCTCTGGCTCTCCCGAAATCTCCAGCCGCATCTTGCCCGAGGCAGGAACCCAAACCCAAGCCAAGCCCGAAGACAGCCCCGTCGTTCGTGCGGCGCAGCAGCGCGCTCAAAAGCAGCGTGACGCAGCGCAAGTCACCCACCGTTAATAGGAGAACCTGATGACTGCCATTACCAATGACCTCACCTTGGGCGACCTGCTCAAGTATGAAGAGGAAAACCTGTACTCCCGTGACCAGGTCACGGTGGTGAACGGACAAAACCTCAAGCTCGGTGCCGTGATTGGCCGAGTCAGTGCGACCCAAAAGGTCAAAGCCATCGACCCTTCGGCAACCGATGGTTCCGAGGTTGCCGCTGGCGTGGTGCTGCAAAGCATCGATGCCAGTTCTGCAGAAAAAACCAACGGCCTGATCGTTTCGCGTCAAGCCATCGTGGCCGATCACGCGCTCATCTGGCCTGCTGCCATCACCACGGAAGAAAAAACCGCAGCCATCGCTCAGCTCGAAGCGATCGGCGTCCTCGTTCGCCAAGGAGTCTAAGCAATGAACAATCCTTTCCAGTCCCCCGCGTTTTCGATGACGGCGCTCACAGCCGCCATCAACATCCTGCCCAATCAGTTCGGCAAGCTCGATCAGATCAACCTGATGCCTGCTCGCCCTGTGCGCTTTCGCCAGATCGCTGTGGAAGAGCGCAACGGCGTTCTGAATTTGCTGCCCACGCTTCCTGTCGGTGCCCCTGGCACGGTGGGCAAGCGCGGTCGCCGCACTCTGCGCTCGTTCATCATTCCGCACATTCCGCACGACGATGTGGTACTGCCCGAAGAGGTTCAAGGCCTGCGCGCCTTTGGCTCTGAGACCGACACCGAAACCATTGCGAACGTGATGGCCGAGCATCTGCAGTCGATGCGCAACAAGCACGCCATCACGCTGGAGCATTTGCGCATGGGCGCACTTAAGGGCGTGATCCTGGATGCGGACGGTTCGGTCCTCTACAACCTCTTCGATGAGTTCGGCATTGAGCCCAAGGAGTTCAACTTCGCGCTCAACAACGAAAAAACGGACGTGAAAAAGAAGTGCCTGGATCTCAAGCGCTACCTTGAGCTCAACCTCAAGGGCGAATACATGACGGGTGTTCGCGTGCTGGTCTCTCCAGAGTTCTTCGATCTGCTGACGGCTCACCCCAATGTGGTCAAGGCATATCAGTGGTACCAGGAGAGTCTGGCGCTGCGTGCAGATCAACGCACTGGTTTCACCTTTGCGGGCGTCACCTTCGAGGAGTATCTGGGCCAGGCCTCCGATGTGGATGGCAATGTGCGCAAGTTCATCGCATCTGGCGAAGGCCATGCTTTCCCCGAAGGCACGGTGGACACCTTTGCCACGTACTTCGCACCGGCTGACTTCAATGAGACGGTCAATACGCTGGGCCAGCCCCTGTACGCCAAGCAAGAGCCTCGTGAATTTGGTCGCGGCACGGATCTGCACACGCAGAGCAATCCGCTGCCGATGTGCCATCGCCCTGGGCTCTTGGTCAAGCTCCTGGCCAGCTGATGCCACGCGATCCGTTTGCCTTGGGTGTCAAACGGCTGTTCGCAAGTTTGGGCTCCCCGGCGCAGTACTGCACTGTGGCTGGGGAGACCATCGAACTCAAGGTCATCAGCAAGGCACCGGATTCGGTACAGGAATTCGGCCAGTCACATCTGGCGGTGACCTCGTACCGGTTTGACTTGCAAGCGGCCGATGTCGCCCAGCCTCAAGAGGGCGATCGCCTGACGTGGCGGGGTGTCATCTACGTCATTCAAGGCGATGCGCTGGTCGACCGTGATCGTTTGATCTGGACGGTGAGCGCTTACCCCTTGCCTGACTATCCCTCGACGGCGAGGTGAGCATGAGCGTGAAATCGGGTGTGAGATTACTGGCTGCCCTGCAAGGCGATCTCTCCAAGATGATGACGCAGGAACTGAACTCGGCTCGGGTGGCGGTGACCACAGGCGTGCGAGAGGCGACGCAAGGGCTCAAGAGTGAATTGCGCTCGCAAATCGAAGGCGCTGGTCTGGGCTCGCGTCTGGCCAATACCTGGCGTGGCGAGGTGTACCCGAAGGGACGCCCCAGCTTGGGTTCGGCGGGGCTTGTGTACAGCCGAGCGCCTGTTGTCGTTGCGGCGCACGACCAAGGTGCGTTGATCCGTTCGAAAAATGGATTCTGGCTCGCTATCCCCCTTCCGGCAGCAGGCACTGGGCCACGCGGCAAACGCATGACGCCTGGTCTGTGGGAGCGCATGCGCGGTCAACGACTGCGCTTTGTGTATCGGTCAGGCAAACCGTCGCTCTTGGTGGCGGACAACTTTCGGGCCAAAACAGGCAAGCGCGGAGGCTTCGCGGCAGCATCTGCCTCCGCTCAGAAATCAGGACGAGGGCTGACCACAGTCCCCATTTTTTTGCTGGTACCGCAAGCCCAACTCAAGAAGAAATTCGACATCGCCAGTGCCGCCCAGCGGTGGCAGGACAGGCTGATGGTGTTGGTCACGCAGTCGTGGCCAGAAGAAAGTTCGGACACATGAAATGACGATCAAAACCAGCCAACGAGAAGCGGCGCTGGGGGCTTTGTTCACGCTGTTGGACGGTCTACCCCTGCAGCCCAATGCCATACGCAGAAATTCATCCTTGCCGGAGCGGCTCAGCGAGCACGCCATGGTGTTCTTGCGAGATGGTGACATGACTCAAGTCGATGTCACCTTGTCGCCTGTGACCTATTTGTGGGAGCACGCGGCAAGCATCGAAATCTATGTTGCGCACCCTGAGGCATCTGCCAGAGATGCACGCATGGATGAATTGCTTCAGGCGCTGGGCACCCTGGTCTTGGCCGATCCGACCTTGTCTGGACAGATCGACCACACCGAAGTGATGCCGCCCAAATTTGAAGACGTCACACCCGAAGGGTCTGTGGGCATCAAGGCCTGCACGCTGGACGTGGTGATGCATTACGCGAGCAGCCATCCCTTGGCCTGATCGCATCACAAACTTTAACAACCTGGAGATTCACCATGGCTCGTGCATATGGCGCGAACGCTAGCCTATTGGCTGCGTTTGAACCCACCTATGGCAACACACCGACCGGAGACTTTGGAAAGATTCCATTTGTCTCCACCACCTTGGGCTCAGAGCAAGGCCTGATTGCTAACGATCTGATTGGCCTGGGCCGAGACCCGAGTGCGCCCATCCGTGACGTGATCAAAGTCGAGGGTGACATCGTCATTCCCATCGACCTGCGAAACATCGGCATGTGGCTCAAAGCCCTGCTGGGCAATCCTGTGAGCGTTGGAGACACCGCGCACACCCACACCTTTGTGTCTGGTAATTCAGGTCTTCCGAGCCTGTCACTAGAGACGGGACTGCCAGACATCCCGGCTTACTTCCTGGCCTCTGGTGTGATGGCCAACTCGCTACAGGTGAAGTTCGCGCGCTCTGGTGCAGCGGATGCCACCTTGGGCCTGATTGCTCAGGGTGAGGTCAAGCGCACAGCCAGCGCAGACGCGACGCCCACGACCTTGCCGATCACCCGCTTCAATCAGTTCCAGGGTTCGATCAAAAAGAATGGCCAGGCCCTGGGCAACGTGGTCGCCGCGCAGTTGACCTATTCGAACAATCTGGCGCGCATAGAAACCATTCGCTCCGATGGAAAGATCGAAGGGGCCGATCCCACGGTGGCCAGCCTGACGGGCAACTTGGAGGTGCGTTTTGCGGATACGGAATTGATCGACGCTGCAACCAACAACACCCCGCTGGAGTTGACCTTCAGCTATGTCATTGACGCAACCAAGAGCCTGACCTTCATCGCGCATGAGGTCTACCTGCCCAAGCCCAAGCTCTCGATCTCTGGCCCCGGTGGCATTCAGGCCACCTTTGACTGGCAGGCTGCCAAGAACACCGCAGCCGGTCACATGCTGACCGTGCAACTCGTCAATGACGTGGTCGCGTACTGAACCTAAGAGGCAAACATGCTCAAACTCAATCTGAAACGTGAGCCGTATTGGCTCGACCTGGTCCAAGGCGTTCGCATCAAAGTCAAGCCTGCGACCACTGCGCTTGTCATGGCAGCTCGCCATGCAGCGGCCCTGATCGATGGCAAAGATCACACGGCAGCCGGAGAGCGCACGGCCACCCTCATCACCGAGTTGGCCAAGGCTGCCATCTTGGCTTGGGAGGGCGTGGGTGACGACAAAGGCAAAGCCGCAGCCGTCACGCCGGACGGCATTGCTGCGCTCATGGAGCTGTGGCCAGTGGCCGATGCCTTCGAGCGTGAATACCTGGCCGCGCTCTATCTCTTGGATGCCGAAAAAAACGGCTGAAGGCCCGCACCGAATGGCACTTCGGTGGCGGGGCCACGTACTGCGAGGCATGCGAGACGACCTGTCCTGAGTGTCCGTACCGGGTGAATTCACCTAGAACTGAAGAGGGCTGGCAGGCCCTCGCGGTGCTCGATGTCTGTTCATCCCAAGTGCGCGCTGTTCAAGGTGCAGTGCTGGGAATGGACTTCAACGCGTGGGTGTCTGCCAGCCAGGCCCTGGACGCAGACCTCGGTGCCATGACTCATTTATTCCCAGCCGTCGAGGCGGGCCTGACGCAAGCATTGAACAAACCATCTTCGGACAACCCACATGGCTGAACGTAACCTTTCGATTCGACTGGCTGTCATTGACGGCGGCAAAGTCAAAGCCGAACTGGCAGACGTGGGCGAGGCCGGAGAGCGATCGCTCAAAAAGATCGAGTCGGCATCGCAGCCTGCCTCTGCCGGTCTGAACCTGTTGTCCAAGGCGGCCAACGACGCTTTCGTGCGCATGGAAGACGCCACTTCCCGACTTGGGATGCTGGGCAGTGTTCTCGGTCGGCTTGGCCCAGCCGGGATGATCGTGGGGGCATCCGTTGCTGCGCTCGGCTATGGCATGCATCAGCTGGTCGTGCCAGTGGCTGAGGTAGGTGAAGAGCTCAACAAGCTCTCCCAAAAAACCGCTGTTTCGGTCGAGGCACTGTCGGCGCTGCTGTATGCCTCCGAGCTGTCGGACGTGAGTGCGGAGAGTTTGACCAAAGCGCTTAAATTCCTCTCGACTGCCATGTTCGATGCCAAGGTCAAGGGTGGCGAAGGCAGTGCGGCGCTCAAAGCGTTCGGGGTGTCGGCGCTGGATGCGCAAGGGCAAATTCGTCCCACTGAGCAGGTACTTTTGGACCTGGCGGAGAAATTCGCAGCCATGCCCGATAGCGCAGAAAAGGCTGCGCTCGCCGTCAAGCTGTTCGGTAAGAACGGTCTGGAGATGATCCCCATGCTCAACCAAGGGCGTGATGGGTTGACCGAGATGATGGAAGAGGCCAAGCGACTCGGGCTGGTCATGTCTGCCGATGCAGCACGCGCTGCAGAGGAATTCAACGACAACATAAAGCGCTTGCACGCGGTCAATGAAGGCGTGCAGCGCCAAATCGGATCCGCGTTGCTGCCAATCCTGGCTGACCTGACGGAGCAGATGTTTCTGGCCAAAACCGAGGCCGGGGGTTTCACAAGTGAGTTGCAGGCCATCACACACAACCGGCAACAGGTTCTGTCCTTTCTCGAGGAGGTCGCAACCGGGCTGGGATTCATTGCCGAGTCGGCGGTACTGGCTAAGCGCGTGATCAGCCAGCCGTTTGACAGTCTGCAGGTTGTCGCAAAGGACGTGGAGACCTGGATCAAGACCGACATGCTGCGCTCCATGAAGTCCATGGGCTATGACGAGACGCAGATCAATGCCGAAATCGCCAAGTTGCAAGCGGCGCGCGATCGGTTTGTCGAAGCGGCCAACGACCGCTTGACGCATCTGACGGACAACCCAGGCTACGTCAACAAGATCGAAAAGTTCTTCGATGAGCAACGCCGCACGGTGCGCGTCATGGGGCAGAAATTTGTCCTGGAAACGGCAGAGCAGGCTGCGCAAGTTCAGAAGATCTATGACGAGTTCCTGCCCAAGATGCCCCGCAAGCGACCCAGTGGCCTGGATCTGTCGGGCTTTGAGAAGAACAACGAGGGCTTGCAGTTCTTGAAGCAGTTGGAGCAGCGTGCGCTGCGTGTGACGCAAGGCGAAGGCGCTGAATTGCGCGCCAAGGCACTGGAACTGGAACGCAAAGGCTATGCAGGCATCGTCAAGGAAGCAGAGAAATACATCGATGCCATAGAGCGGATGGAAAAGCAGAAGGAAGCCGACAAGAAATTCGAGGAGTACGAGAAGGAGCTGCAAAAGGTCCATCAGATCACCGAGAACTACATCGGCAACAACCGCCTCAAGCAGGAAGAGTTGCAATTGAAGCGCCAGCTTCTGGATGTTGGAGAGGTTGAGCGGGCCGCTTTGCAGACGCGCTTTGACATGGAAAAAGCCGCTGTCATGGCATTGCGCCAGGCCGAGCAAATCAACGACCCTGGCCTCAAAGCCGAGGCTATCGCTGCGATCAACGATGCTTTGGCGCGGCAGTTGCCGATCGTTGAAGAGCTTGCACGGGCCAATGTGGAATATCAACGCAGCTTTGACTATGGCCTTCGCAGTTCTCTGCGCACCTACATCGAGGACGCGACCAATGCGGCCAAGCAGGCTGAACGTGCCGTAACCGGTGCCTTCAAGTCCATGGAGGACGCGATGGTTCAATTTGTGACGACCGGCAAGGTGGACTTCAACAGTCTGGCCAACTCGATCATTGCGGACCTGGTGCGTATCCAGATTCAAAAAATGATCACCTTGCCTTTGGCCGGGTGGATGAGCGGACTGAACCTGTTTGGTGGTTCAGGCGGCAACGGGTTGGGCGGTGCATTCCCTGCTGGAGCTACGGACCTGATGTCGGGCGGCACGATGGTGGCGCACACCGGTGGCCTGATTGGCAGCGATGTGCTGGCCACACGCTCTGTCGGGCTGCAGCACTTCGATGGCGCTCAGCGGTTTCATACCGGTGGCTTGGTGGCAGGTGAGGTGCCCATCATTGCGCAGCCGGGTGAGGCGGTATTCACGCCGGGCCAGTTGCGCGCCTTAGGTGGTGCATTGGCAAAAAACAATCCTTCGCCGGTCAAGGTGCTGGTGAATGTGACCAACCATGCCTCGGGCGTGGATGCGAGAGTTCAAACCACCCAGCAACCCGACGGCAGTACCCGGCTTGATGTGATCGTCGAGCAGATCGAGGCGCGCATGAATCGTTCCATCAACCAGGGCGTGGGCATTGCCCCCACGCTTGAGCGTCGCTATGGGCTTAACCCAGCGGTAGGAGCTTTGCGATGAGTGATGTGACCTTGCCTGTTGGCATCCCTGTTTGGCCGGACACCTTGCCGTTGCCACGTATCGAGGGCTACGGGCTGGCCCCGCAATCGAATGCGGTGCGAACGGACATCGATGCTGGGGCGGCTCGGATGCGCTTGCGCTCCACGAGCACGCTTTATCGGGTGCGCGCGGAGTGGCGTTTCTCACAAGAGGCGTTTGCCGTGTTTGATGCCTGGTGGATGCATGCCCTCAACCAAGGCGTCTTCTGGTTTGCGATGCCTTTGGCGGGGGGCTTGGGGGTTCAGACGGTGCAGTCCCGGTTCATTGCGCCGTGGGACACCGAGCTGTTGACCGGCAACCGATGGCAAGTCAAAGCGCAATTGGAAGTGCAGGAATTCCCTCGGCTCACAGCCGATGAAACCCAAGTCGCTGCGGTGCTGGGGCCGGATGCCATTGCGCTGGGCGAGCGCCTGCACACCTGGCTCAACCAATCCGTGGCTGCCGCTGATTACTGGTAGATCAATTAAAGGAACCCAATCATGACCCTCAAGACCCGGCTGGATGAAGCTGTGGGAACGATCGAGGGGGATGCCCAACTGCTCCATGAGATCGTCCACGGGAATGATCAGACGACCGTGACTACGGAAAGTGGCCAGGTCAAGAGCGTGTCCAACGTCATTCATGGGGTTCAAACCCAACTTGATGCGTCCCGCCAAGATCTGACCAATCAGGTGACCACGGCCACCCAACAAGCGAGCAATGCTGCGCAGTCCGCTAGCAGTGCATCGGCATCAGCCACAACAGCCAGTACCAAGGCGAGTGCGGCCAGTGATTCTGCAACCAGTGCGGCAAGTTCTGCGACGGCTGCGGCGACTTCGGCAACCACTGCCAGTACCAAAGCCAGTGATGCCAGCAGCAGCAAAACGGCGGCAGCCACTTCGGCAACCAATGCGGCCACCAGTGCCACCAATGCAGCGAGCTCGGCAATAGCGGCGGCAGCCTCGGCCACCACCGCGACGCAAAAGGCCAGCGATGCGGCCACCAGTGCCAGTTCGGCGGCAAGCTCTGCCACCACGGCCAGCAGCAAGGCAACGGATGCCCAGACTGCTTTGACGTCGGCGCAGTCGCAGGCTTCGCTGGCCTCTGACTGGGCGCAGAAAACTGCTGCAACGGTCGATGGCACCGGGTATTCAGCGAAGTATTGGGCCGGTCAGGCAGCCAACTCGGCAGCCGTGGTGACCACCAATACGGTGATTCCTGCAGATGTTTTTGCCGGGGATGGCGTCAAGACGGATTTCACCCTCAGCCATCCCGTGGCTTATCCGGGTGCTGTGTTGGTGAC